GTGGAAACCCCCCCAGATGCTCCCATTGTCGAACCTTCTCCACCCCCCGAAGTTCCAAAGGCTGCACCCATTAAGAAAGTTATAAAGAAAACCGTCAAAAAGGCGGTTAAGAAGACCCCTGCTTCAGCCGAGTAAGTAAAATAACATAAAGTTTCACCCCGTGCTATAAATAGTATGTTGGTTTCACGCCTCACTATTTACAACGCGGCACATGACAAAAAGAGGATTCGACGCGTGGTAAAGAGAAACCAACTTTTTGAGAAGCCACACGATTCTGACACTGTTCACCGATTGAGAGAGCAGGTTGCAAAGTATAAACGCGATCAAGCCAAACTCAAGCGATTGGCGGAATGGAACTTGCGTTCTACACGCTCCTCTCTCAAGGATGTTGAAGAGACACTTCAAATTTTAAGGGACCTCTACGGAGAAGAGGCATTTGACGACACTGATGAATATTAGGCGTCGCCATATATTTCTAATACACGGCGTACGATCGGGCTTCTTTCTATATCTTTGTGATCGAATGTTATCGATTCTATACCCTTAATGTTTTTGTGTGATATACGTTCGTTTATGTCTTTGAGACCATTGACCTCATATTTTCTATCATGTTGATTTAAATCACCCGTTACGATCATTTTACTTCCATTACCTATTCGAGTTAATAACATTTTCATTTGGTTCGGGGTGCTATTTTGCATTTCATCTGCAATTATGAAGGCATCTTTAAAAGTGCGACCTCTCATATATGCCAAAGGACAGATTTCAATTATTTTTTCTTTAATCATATACTGAATATGAGTCTGTGTGAAGTGTTCACCAAAAATGTCTAAAATTGGCCGAATCCATGGGTCCATTTTTTCTTCCATTGTTCCCGGTAGATACCCTATGTCCTCTTCTACGGAAACAACGGGCCTTGTGAGAATAATTTTTTTGTATGTTTTGTCATTGTATCCTTCTATTGCGGCGATACATGCCAACATGGTCTTACCTGTACCTGCGGGACCTGTCGCGAAAATGATCTTACTAGATGGACTATATAAATATTGGTTGTACTCTTTCTGACTTTCATTTTTGGGAACACATGATGGATGAGGTGTTATCATCTCCTCTTCACTGCTATCATCTCCAAAATAGATTTCAGATTCGTACGATGATGGTATGGAAAATTTGCCTTTACGACCCTTTTTACCCCCCATACATTTTACGCAGAAGATTTATTTACCCAGACTATAAACCCTAAAAATAATGCAGTTAGTAGAGCCACCAGTGAACCAAATGAATATTTTTTGGGATTTTCTTCTGGTGCTTTGTCGGGTAGTTTTTTTACGTTCTGATTGAGTTTGTCTATCTTCTTAATTAGGCGTTCCAGTGCATCCAAAATTTGTATGTTTTTGTCTTTGGGTTTTTCCTTTACGTTCACAGTTGTAATTTCGAGGACCATGAACCATTTAGCACCAGGTTGTAGAAGAACATAATCGTTGTCGTCTTGTTGTTCGTATATTTTAAAGTTGAGCTGTTTGATCGAAATTGGATTGAAGTAGTTTTGAACTCGGGAAAATATTTTAGCTTGCTTATCTCTTAAAACTATTCCATTACTTCCCGTAAAATGGCGCTCAAGGGGAATCCTAGCGAGTAATTGTCCATGTCTTTCATCTAGAATTTGTGCAACTTTGGGAATTTCATCACAAGTTATGTCTATAAACTTGGCGACGTTTGTACTAAGATTAGCATTATTCTCTCCGATTTGTGTAATATAAAAGTCGGCCATCTTAATACCGATAACACGACTCATATCTTCGACGTGTGTATTTGACTCTAGTGTGAGATCGAGTGAAAATGTGTTATTTGTTCCACTCACAAAGTTTGAGTCTATGAGTACATATTGTACTCTTTTGGGTAGGTCTTCAGGAGACATTCTAATATAGAAGTACAAAAAATGTGAGCTAATATATATATGAACTCTTCGACGCCTATTATTGTGGCTGGTGTAAGTTTTTTCTTTGCCGCCATCGGTCTCATAGTTGCCTATTGGTATTTGTACATTAGAGATGGGGTGGATGATTTAAAGGAATATCTACCCCCTACTTCTGAACCCACTTCTGGACCCACTTCTGGACCATTTCCTGGACCTGCACCCGGTCCATCCCCTCCCCCTCCTCCACCTGTATCCGACTCTTCCGATGTTATTGAACAGATTCAGGATATTATCACCGATCTAGAGAATATAGATGTTCAGTCCCTTGATATTACATCGACTTGCATTGGGAATGGTTTGGAAAATGGGTGCGATCTGCAAGAAGAGTAAACTGATATAAAAGATTGCAGCAGAACTTGTGTATACATGTTCGAAGCACTTACCGAAACTTTCAGATCATATGGACCATACTATCTCAAGAATATTTACCTTTGGTTTAAATCCGCGGTTTGGGATGCCCCTCGTCGTTTTTTCCTCGATTTACAGCTAGAGCAGATGAGGATCAACCGAGACCTAAGTGATGAATATGAAGAGGGAGAAATCAAGGAAGATTAAATGCCTGACCTTTACGTCTCCATTTATACCCACGAATTTGCACTTGCATTCTGTCAAGCTACGGCACCTCTTTGTCCAGACGTACAACGTCTCATTTGGAAAGAAGTATTATATAACCCAACACCGCGCGACCCACCACCCGCACCTATAAAATGCAGTTATTCGGTTTTGCCAGGTCTTTCTTTGGGGATCGAGGAGAAGAAGTCTCGAAGCCCGCAGCGAGTGAAAAGAGAGTTGGACTTTTGAAGGCTGTTAATGAATGTGGGGAAGATGTATATATTGAAGTTGAATGCAAACTTTCAACTACCGAAGCTAGGGAAATACTGCGTAAAAAGTGTGCTCATTTAACCGGCTTTTTACTTAGTACGAGATCAAATCTTCAAACGGATGCCCTGTACAATCGGCTCGTTATTCTTAATAGACGTATTTTGACTGGTGAAGAAAACATAACAGATCTTTATGATGAGTATCACGCAATCAAAGCTATAGTAAAGAGAACGTCTAGATCAATTATGAATCTAAGTGGTTTAGACAATTTGTAATACTTAAGAAGTATGAATGAACTGATGGCCCTCATAGATGCCAACTCGGATAAAATATCTGAGGGGGACTACATTAAAATGTGCAATTGTATGAAGGACATTCACAAATCTAACGAGGTTAAATACATATCAGTCATGCCAGAAATATCAGAAGAACCATTTATAATAAGTATCGATGCTTTCTGTAACTGTTATAACTGGATAATGGCTTCGAATACTCTCGAGACTGCATATGATGAGTGGCGTTCAATTCCTCCTACCGAGAAGGATCTTAAAATAGCATCATATGAGTATATGAAAAGGGTCGAGGAATTTCAGAAAGATTGTTGGCGAAGTTTTAGACACTCAACTGGATTTCACGACTTGATGTTTTTCGTAAAAAATACAAATCATTACAAGATTTTCACATCTATGTATAAGATGGAAGATGTTGATTGAGGACCTAAGTAAGTCAATGTGAATATATTAAAGTAAAATGGATCAATTTCAAAAACTCGTTGACATCATTGACCGCAATTCCACGCGCCTCCCCGAAGGGGATTACGCGGAGATTTGCAATATTTTGCGCAACATTCATGAGCAAGTACGACCCCCGCACTTTCTCTTGGATCAAAATAAACCCATGACTTTGCCGCCGTCAAATGTCATCTTCGAAACAATTCGTCGTTAAAAGGTCAATCTCCTTTTCTATGGATTCTGAGAGTAGCATAGCCTTTAGCGCGTGTTTAAATTGTGGATACAGTTTAGGTATATTACCCCACAATCTTTCATTTTCAATGAAGTCATCCAACTTTCCATTTTCTAGGAGTGGTTCAAGTAGTTTCCAATTTGGTTCACTGTATTTAATTCTGAAAGACCCAGTTGCAAATTTTTTAGCGTAAAAATACCAAGCTACGATACCCTTATAGATGTGAATCGGAGTTTTACCCATTTCTAGACATTTTTCAAGTGATGGTAGGACAAATGTATGAAATTTGGTGAAACCGTCCATACATATACGCTCTAGCATGTCTTCATTTGCTGGATTTGACATGCGTTCTTGAATAAGATCTGCATATTCGTGTATATCAAAGGGTAGTTCTACATCAATTGAAGGTATGATTTCTTCATTTTGTAGGTTTATGAAGTGTTTACGATGTTTTTCGTTTGCCATGAGTTGATCGAATGTCCTGTATCCCGAGAGGGCACCGAGATATGCCATCGACGTATGTCCTCCATTTAAAATTCTGATTTTGGTTTCTTCATAGGGTTCTAACTTATCGGTGATAACTACACCTACTTTCGTTAAATCGGGGAAATTTGTTGCAAACTTATCTTCTATGACCCATTGTGAAAAATCTTCTGTTTGTACTGGATTTTCACTATATTCCGGAAAAATATCCGCAATTTCTGTCTTCAACTTATCAGTTGTCCTTGGAGTTATGCGATCTACCATAGAACTCGGAAACTTTACATTCTTCTTTACCCAGTCTGCTAATGTGTGTTGATTCGTTTGGTACAAGTATGCGAGGAACTGCGTTTCCAACACTACGCCGTTTTGTCTAATATTATCACATGACAAGATTGTTATCGGCGTTTTTCTATTTCTGAGACCACATGCTAGATATTCATATAACTGCGACCCAGGTGCGTATCCGCTTTCTGTAACTGTTATTGTTATGAGTTTTATATCTGGAAGTGTAAGTAAATATTTTGCAAATTTTCTATCTTTAGTCCAATCGGTATAGTCTGTGTGCGATCTGACAAGTCTGTAACTTGTAGGGGTTTTTACAATGTAATCATCGACTTCAGTCAGCCCTTCATTTATGAGGTTGACGGCAGATATACCCCAACAAAGGTCTCCCGTTTTTTCCATATAATCATCGATGTATACTGCTTGATGTGCTCTATGAAATGCACCGTATCCAATATGGACAATACCCGTGCGACAGTCTCCTTTATTATAAGAAGTCTTTAACATATGTTGAAATACGAAAGAAAATAAATTAAACAAATGACACATTTGTGCTGTAAGATGGATGACCTGAAAAGATGCATGCAAATCATAGATGAAAATTCTGAAAAACTTTCCGAAGGAGATTATTTGGAACTGTGTCAATTACTGAAAAATGCATACAATCAAAGGGCCGACCCCGTATATTTTTTTACGGGGAGGGAAGAATTTGTCCCATCTACGGGCGAATTGACACCTGAAATGGAGAGGCATATGTCGGAATTCTTAATGGATCGTTCTTATTCCTTAGATGAAGAATATTTGCAGGATCAGATACAGTATCTGCAAAATGAATACAATTATTACAAGCCATTAAACCGTCTAACTAAAAAGTTGAAAGATATAGCGAAATCTCATTTTGTTATGGCTCATAGAATGAGTGATGAACAAATGGAAGAACTTACAGGAGCTGAAATTACTGATATTGCACGTAAATATATGCACGTCGAAAATGCGTTTAGAGAAAATTATAGAGCTGCCTTACTTCAAAAGATGGATTGGCTCATGACAGCACAGGATCGTTTAGGTGATGAGTAAAAAATGTTTATATATTTAAATGATCGACGCGGTTTTTACATACGGACGCTTCAATCCTCCACATCTTGGCCATAAGAAAAT